ATGGTTTTAACCGTAGAGGGCGTAGCGTAATTAGCCGATAAGGTCGTATAGCCATAGGTCGATAAGTACTGAGTACGGTGATCGGTATCGGCATAACACACTCGACCGGCTTTATCCTCGTAAATCTGCCCCTGAGCGCTTTGTGCTATCTGAGCGCAGAGGTTATAGCTAACGGTGGGCTCAGCCCCTCGAGCTATCATCTCGTATAGCCCGGGTTGATCTATCTCGCCTAGCCCGACGTTTTCAGCATTGGCCCAGGTAGTCGTAGGATCGTAGTCAAACCACTGTAGGGCAGGGGCTACCTCAAACCAGGAGTTAATAAGTAGCTCGTTAAGTATGTCGTAAATCTGTGTGCCGTCATTTTCTTTAGCTAAGGCATCGGGAAATAGAGCTTTAGTAAGCTTGGCTAGGGATCCTACGGCCAATATATTACCGATTGTTATAAAGCCAGTCTCCTCAGGCGATCGCACCGAGATACCAAAATCGGATACCTCGCCGCCAAAAACGGGTATGTAATTGCCGGCGCTATTCTTAAGCTCAAGGGTAAGAGAGTCGGTCACGTCAATATCAAAAGCCGAGTTATCGAGGTTAATAATCTCCATACGTGCGTAGCCTGCGTTGCACTGTAAATCGATATCGTCACGGCCTGTAGCCATATTTACACTCAGCACGTTATCGTAAACGGTCGTACCTACAATAATGCGCCATTCAGGCAGCCACGTACTCATAGCAGATAGTTACCCGAGCCACGATTAACTGAGGTACCTCGGTAGCTCGATTGATTAAGTAGATCCTCGACGGCTCTAGCGATTGCCTCAGGATCTCCTATACCTGTATTTACTGTGAGCTCTACGCTTTGACCGGGGAATCCCATAGTAGGGTTCCAGCCGTAGTTAGGAGCAGGCTCGGTGAGTGTAGGCATAGGTGCGATGTAGCCCGGGTTTACCCCAGCAATAACGCCAGCTGCTAAACCGCCTGACGGTCCTAAATCTGCCAAAGTCTGTGCGCTAGGAGCGAGGCTACCGCCTCCACCTAAACCTACTCGGCTAAGAGCATTTGAGTATTCTTTTAGAGCAGCTAGGCGCTGATCGTCTGCCGCTCTTTGTGCCGTAGCTACTCGATCGATCATCGAAAGCTCTGCAGTCTCGGTTAGTCGTGCATACGTAATGGCTGCGTTACCGGTCTTACTAAGCGAGGATAGTCTCTGGATCTCTGTAAGTTGGATCTGTACGCGCTCGTTATAAGCCTCTTTAGCCATAAGAGTACCGGCAGCCGTTATCGCAGCGTTATATTTCTTAAACGCCTCCTCGCGTGCAAGCTCTTTATCGCCCTCGGCCATTTTGCTCTCGTTTACTACCCTAAGCTCTGTAAGCAGCTGAGTATTGAGAGATTGCAAAGTAGCGTTACTAATTTCGGTTACGCCTGCCAAGCGCTGCATATCGGCGTTTTTCTGAAAAGCCGCAAGTTCGCCTATCTTTTTAAGAGCTGCATCGCCTTTGTCCTCCTCGATCAGCATAAGAGCCTCGAGGCGTAACTGTGTCTCTTTATCGTAAGTAGCTCTAAGAGCTGCAGCTATTGAGATCCGAGTGCTATCGAAAACGGCAGCAGCTTTAGTTAGCGCTAGTTTTTGCTTTTCAGCCTTAGCTGCTTTAGCCGCTGCAGCTGCTAATTCTCTAGCGCGCTTGGCGGCAGCTGCCTCGGCTTTTTTACGAGCTGCCTCGTTAGGATCGACGTATCCGGGTCCTAATGCTGAGCTAGGGTAACCGCCCATACGTTGAGGAGTCTCTGGAGCTAGTCCCCGTATTGTTTCCAATATCTGACCCGGCAAACTAAACTTAACTATTTGAGGGTAGATATCCGTAAGATATTTTTCTACGCCGGGTAATTTCTTAAACTCTGCGATCATCGTAGCCAAGCCTGTAATAACTTCGCTCGTATATGTCGCTAGATTTTGCATAGCATCGGCTATCGGTTGCACCGTGTTACCTTCGCCAGCCAAAAGGCTAAGAGACTCCACTAAACCTTTACCAATAGTCTCGCTAGCTTCGCCAGCTGCGTTAGATAATATGGCCATTTTGCCGGCATAAGTAGTTAGGTAGGCAGCATTAGCGCCCGTAAATTGTTTAGTAAGTCTTTCTTGTACATCCGCAAAGCTCATAGCCTTAAGCTCGGCCTGAGATAAGCCGAGCGAGTATTTGCGTAATCCGCGTGTCTGACCTACATATGCAAGAGAGAGGTCCTGTATGACTGTCTCATAAGCGACCCCACTGCCGCGGCTTATGTCTAGAGCTTGGCTTAGTAATTCTGTAGATTTAGTGACTGAGCCCGTAGTCTGCAATAATTTCTGCATACTCGGCCTAAGCTGATCGTCGGTCACGCCTGAGGCGTTAGCTAACTGATTTATAAACTCCTCGATGCGTGGAGTCTCAAAAGCAAGGCCAAGATTTTTAACCGACTGGGCTAACTGTGTAGCTGCCTTTTCATCGTCTACAAACGCTTTTACGGCGGCTTTACCAAATTGAGTTATTTTTTGCACACTGAAAGCAGCGGCAAAAGTTGCACCTAATCTTTTTGCGCTTTTCTCAAAAGCTCCTATTTGTTTTTGACCTTTAGTAAGAGCTTTACCGTCAAAAGTAGTAACGGCACTTACGACCATACTAGGTAGCTTGGATACCATTTATGCCGCCTTTGTGTATGAGCCTTGATTAAAGGCATTTATAGTGTTTTCAATAGCCTTAACTACTGCCGCTTGAGCTTTACCTTGATCCTCGTGCCAAGCTCTAAAGATCATACGACCGCGCTCCTCACGGGTAGTGCCATAGAGAGGCCCCATACGGTTTACAAAGTGCTCGCCGGCTCCTGGGTTATTGGAGCGGTAGCCCTTACGAGAGGTAGTCTCGGCGCGGCCTGCGGTCTCATAGATCGCTCCAGCTGCAGACTTATTAGCTACAAAGTACAAAGCTCGCCAGCCATTTTTATTACGATCACTGCCGCCAGCCTTGTAGTAGATACCCTTTTTAACTGTCTCATAATCATAAAGAGGGAAAAGGCGTACTCGGCCCTCGGTGTTAAAAGTCCTAAACGCAGAATTACGAGCCGTGATCTTTTGTCCTACCGTGTTCTCGTTCCAACCGTAAAGGTTATCCGGTTGAGGTGATGGCGCATATCCTCGAGCCTTATCCCGAATAGGGATCATTACCGCTTTTATCTCTGCGTTCATCTCTTTAAGTAGCTCAGGATCGACTTTACGGATCGCTTTTATTGTGGCCTTAGCGCCTTTTACTTCTATTGACATTACGCTCGGCCTCCTTAGCTTGATCGTTTAACACTTGTACTAACATCTTGTACATCTCTGTATCGAGATCGAGGACCGACTGAGGCGAGATCCCTAACCTAATAGATAGCTGCGCTACCTGATAAGTAAGGGAGTCTCGCCTTAGTCTAAAGGTTCGTCGTCTAGGACCTCGACCTTTACTAACGTATCCAGAAACTCAGCTCCGAAAGCTTTTACTACTACCCCACTAGTGCGTAAACACTCGTGAGCAAGCCAGTAAACATCCGTCTGCTTTTGGTCCTCGATAAAGGCTCTATGAAAACCTTTTTTAGCGTAGAGCTCAAAGGCATACTCGATCCGTGGAGTGATTTGGTGCTCGGTCACTTCGCCGGTAGCCCTTGTTATTTTGAGTCGTGCCATTTGTTGCCCCTTTTCTTTTTCTTAGACTGTCGTGTCTACTACGATAACTGAGTTACAAGTAAACGTAATTGACTGAGTAGAGATATCTCCTACCGCGCCGTTAATATCTGTAGTGTTATTAACTAGCACTGTAGTCTGATACTCCGGGTTAGCAGCTGAAATTGCTGCGCTTGTCTGCTTGAGTGTTAGAGGCACTGTAGTACCCCAAGCAGCCTGCAAAGTCTGTAGGACTTCACTAGCTGCAGTATCGTTTAGAAAATCAAGAGTAACCGTAGAGGTCTCTAGGCCCTTAGCGTACCGTCTAGCAGAATCGCCCATAGCGGTAACTTCTAGCTCCTCAAATACGCGGTTAATAGTTGCACTTGTTACGTGATCTGAGAGGTCTACCGAGTTAAGGGTTACGACCACTCCATTTGATAAGAATACGGCCATTGACCTATTCCTCGCTTTCAGTAGTTGGTGTTGGTGTTGGTTTTTCTTTTGCTACTTTGATCGGTGCAGGCTCATCTACGATCTGCCCAATCTTTCGCAAAAACTTTAGGTCATCCTCTGTATATGGCATTAGTTAGCTCCAGCTCGTGAGTATTGAGATACGGAAATCGGCAGTAAGCAGCGTGCCACTCTGTACGTCTAGTACGGTAGGCGCTGAGAGACTGCCAACATTCATTACGATATTAGAGGCAGCTAGTTTATTAAACACTGCTACCGCTAGGGTTTCGATCCCGTTTAGGTTGCCCTGATTATCGAGCATCGGCACCGTTAAAATAATCTTAAAGTTAGCCATAGGTGAAATAGTCGCGTAGGTGTTATTGCTCGGTGTCAAATAGGGGTCATCCGGCACGCAAATAACGCTATTAGCCGTAATTGTAGGCGGCGGAAAGCTATAGGTATTCCAAGAGTTAGGATTATCTAAAGCTGCAGCTAATGAGGCACGTAGGGTAGTTATCGCGGCAGCCATTTAGCCCACCATAGAATTAGGATTTTGATAGCCGCTTAT